TAAGAACACAACACAACTAATGTTTAGTTCAAAGTCAAATGACTGGGCTACCCCCCAGTCTTTCTTTGACAAACTCAACGGCATCTTTGGTCCATTTACCTTGGATGCCGCTGCATCGGCTGACAATTATAAGGTTGCCAACTACTACACTGAAGCAGATGATTCTTTGTCTCAGGACTGGTCTGGGAACCGTGTATTTCTCAACCCACCCTATGGACGAGCACTAAAGGACTGGATTCGCAAGGGCTACGAAGAGGGGCAGAAAGATGACACCACTGTTGTCATGCTCATTCCAGCCCGAACCGATACTCAGTATTGGCACGACTACGTGATGAAGGCAGACGAGATTCGTTTTGTTCGTGGTCGTATCAAGTTTGGTGACGGCACCAACTCCGCACCATTCCCATCAGCCGTTGTGGTATTCCGTCAGTCATCTTTCAACGGACCACGCATTACAGGGATGGAGAGACCGTGAATAGAGCAGAAAGGCGGCGGCTAAAGAAAAAGAATAAGGGTAACGATAAACTCGCCCAAAAAATTTCCACCTTTAGCCACCGCCCAGACGCATGTTCAGCGTGTGAAGCCGCATTTGACGCCAAATCAAAAGAACACGCGCAAACTTGGAGGGTAGTGGTGCGTGAGAATCCTACCCGCGTAACCCTATTTTGCCCAGAGTGCATAGAAAGAGTAAAGGAGGTACTAGATGGCAAGAGGAACAAGTAAGACAACTACAACCGTAGATTTCTTTGTGGAAGAAAAAGCAAAAGATATGGAGCAACAAATTGATGTGTTTGATTGTCATGGACTTGATGATGAACCAAGTACCGAAGAAGCAGCTACCGAATTTCTTAATACCATGAGAGCAGGACTTGCAGGCATCGCACGACGCGAAGCCGTAAATCATCCCCCGCACTACAACCAAGGCAACATAGAAGTAATTGAGGCCATCGAAGATTGGGGACTTGACTTCAACGCAGGCAATGTGGTAAAATATGTTGCGAGACATCAACACAAGGCAGAGCCTATTGAAGATCTCAAGAAGGCACGTTGGTATCTCGACCGTTTAATTGAAGGATGGGAAAATGGCAGTAGTTAGAATCAATAGACGCAATCTAGAACAGATTATGGGTGGCGAAGTCAAGCAGCCACATGAAGTGATCATTAAGTTCTACGGACAAAATTGCCACCTATGTCACGCTTTGCGTGACAAGTTTGTAGATATCTCCGACGACTATGATGATATCCACTTCTATGCATTCAACATGGATGATGGAAAGGGACTGGAAAAGAAGTATGGGTTTGACGGAGTGCCTTCGATCTGTTATATTAGAACAGGTGGTGCAAGACCCGTTGTGAAGTTCATGGAAGAGCCCAAGAAGCCTCACAAGGAAACATGGTATCACCCCACAGGTATTCGTATCTTTATTGATAAAAACAGAGGATAATAATGCAAGAAGCACTCACATACGATGATGTCCTGCTTCTACCTCAATACTCGGACATACGTTCACGTTCAGAGGTAGAAGTGGGGACTGACCTTGGCAATGGACTAAGGCTTTCCCTACCGATCATATCATCTCCGATGGATACGATCTCCGAAGATCTTATGGCTCGTTCGATGTCTGCCGCAGGTGGGTGCTCTATCATTCATAGATACAACACACCAGAAGAACAAGCCGAATTGGTTGGGCACGCAAGAGTCAACGGAGCAGAGAACATTGGTTTTGCCGTTGGTGTAGGTGAAGACTTGTTGCTTAGAGTATCTGAAAGTCTTTTAGCAGGAGCAACCTTTGTTTGCATTGATGTGGCACACGGGCACCATGTTATGATGAAACATGCTATTCATGCTGTCAGAGCCGCTGTTGGCGATGATCTGCACATTATGGCAGGAAATGTTGCAACCTTGGAAGGGATTAACGATCTTGCTGATTGGGGTGCCAACTCTGTTAGGTGCAACATTGGGGGTGGTTCTATCTGCTCTACTCGCGTGCAGACAGGACACGGACACCCCGGCTTGCAGACAATCTTGGATTGTGCAAAAACTGACCGCGAAGTCGCGATCATTGCAGACGGTGGCATACGCAACTCTGGCGACATTGTAAAGGCTCTTGCAGCAGGTGCGGACGCTGTTATGTTGGGTTCGCTACTCGCAGGAACCAAGGAAACACCCGGAGAGGTCTTTACCAACGCTCAAGGTCAAAAGTATAAGACCTATCGTGGTATGGCTTCCAAAGAAGCACAGATAGACTGGAGAGGTAGGTATTCCTCGTTTGAGGGTGTTTCATCGACCGTGCCCTATCGAGGCAAGGTTCGCAATGTTCTCGCTGACTTGGAGCAGGGCATTCGCTCTGGACTCTCATACTCAGGATGTCGTAGTATTCTTGAACTTCAAGCACGACATAAGTTTGTTCGACAGACCACTGCTGGTCTTGGTGAGAGCAAGACACACATTAACGCGAGAAAGTGGTAATGTCAGATGATAAATACGAATACGGACGTGAACTAAAGTCTATTCGGTTTATGGTGTCTGATGATGACCACGCTCGCTTGTTGATTAGGTTGCGACACAACAAAGTAAATGTAGCGCAATTCTTTCGTGCTGTTATTGATGGCATGATCCAAGAGGAAGAAAATCTTATGCAGTTCTTTGACAACTATGTCTTGGAACATAAAATTCTTTCTCGACATCGTTTTACCAAATCTCTTAAACTCAAGAAAAAAGGACAAGAAGTTCTTGAGGATTGGGGCTTGCTTGACGATGCTGAAAAACAAGAGATATTTGATTTAATATCAAAGGAGTTTCCAGACTTATGAACAAAGATGACTTATTGGTTTGTGCGCAGCAATGCCTTAAAGACAAAGAATGCTGCGAAGCAAGTAGCTGTAGGTTCCACATAAATTATGAAGATGAATATAATTGCACACTTATTACAACGTATGTGAATGGACCCCTTTCTTTACGAGAAATTGCAAAAAGAGAGGGACTTTCTTTTGCTCGAATAAAGCAGATACAAGATAAGGCACTAATTAAATTAAAGAAACGTTTGCCAGATGGTGAAGAATTATTGGCTTCTTCTGGTGATGTAGACTATTTAACTTTGAGTTTTTAAGGAGATATAAAACTATGGCTCGCAAGAAATTACTATCAGAATCAGAAATCCGTCAATTCATGAAGTTGGCGAACATCAAGCCCCTACAGGAAATGGGTGGCTATATGCCCGGTATGCGCGACGAGGAAGAAGACGAACCCGGTATGCGTGACACCATGATGGAAGAAGAGGGCGATGAAGAGGAGCCTGCTCCCGAGATGCCCGCACCCGAAGGTGGTGACGAAGAAATGGAAATGGATATGGACCTTGGTGCCGAAGAGCCTGCCCCCGACATGGATATGGGTGCCGATGGTGGAAAAGAAGAGCAATTTGCAGACATTGTAGACAAGCTAGCAGACCTACTTGGACTTGATGCTGACGTAGAGATTGGCGGTGATGAAGAGATGGGGGGTGAGGTCATGGACGATGAAGGTGGTGATCTAGAAGGTGCCATGGACGCTCCCGCAGGTGATGACGAAGACCTTGGCGTTGAATTGGACGACGAAGGTGAGGGCGAAGAAGAAATAGTTGCAGAAGTTGCCCGCCGAGTTGCCGCACGCCTTATTCGTGAGAAAAAGCAAGATACTGTGGCGACCAAGCTAGCCGAGCGTATCTTCAGACGACTCGCCTCAAAATAATAGCTTGACAAAAATCTCCTGAGCCGTTATAATAACCATCTAGGCAACCATCCTAGGTGGTTATTTCATTAGGAGAGACAATGGATTTGATTATTAGTCTAGTGATAGCAGGCTGTTCATTTATGCTTGGATGGCTCACTTGCTCAGGTGTTTACTTTTTGAAGTCAACAAGGATTACGGCGATTGTAATGAAGTCGTCTTATGTTTTTTACTTGACAATTATCAACAAAGGGTTAGAATACCTACACTACTCTCATATTAATAGACTTGAAGCACTTCGTAAGAACGGCAAGTCATACGGACATCCTGAGTATGAGATGCTGAAGAAGGATAATGATAAGCAAATTGAAATTTACAAAGACAATGCGATTGCCTATTTACTTCAGGCGCACCCTGATATGTTTAGAAACTTTGTAGAATTTAACAATTGGAGAGAATCTCAGAGATTCCTAAACAACTACAAGTACCCCGCCATTATGTTTTCAAAGGAGAATAACAAATGATGCGTAAGATTATCGGAAAGATTATTGATATTGTTCTTCCACCTGTAAAGACAGTATCTCAAGAAGCAGAAGAGA